GGGCGTTGCCGCCGGCGGCGGAGCCGTTCGTGGGCGCATAGAGGTGGCCGTTGGAGTGCCAGACCAGGTCGAAGGCGTTGCGCGCCTCTGATCGCTTGGCGATCCCGGCTGAAACCAGGCGGGCCCAGCGCTCGGCCATCTTGCCCTGGTCTTCCTGGAGCACCTTGACCTTGCTGATGTCGAACCCGAACTCCATTCCCTCCAGGTCGGAGGTGAAGTCGGGGAGCAGCTGCGTTTGGATCTCTGCGCTCAGAATGCGCTGCGTCGGGATGAGGTTCGACTGCCAAGCCTGATCACGGAACCCAGCGAATGTCGCGCCCACCTTGGTGTATTGCAAGCCAGCGCCGAAGCCAACGACGGCGGCCGGGATCCCGAGCACCGCAGTGATCCGTTCTTCCGGAATGTTGCGCAAGTCCCGCAGGGTCATCTCGCTCGGCGAGAAGCCGAAGGTGGAAATCTGTGTCGGCCCGCTCATGACGAGGGGATCGCCACGATGGTCGCCGGTGTACTTGTCCTTGAAGTCCGCCTTTATCGCCTTGACGTCGTCAGGATTCGGACGCCATGGTCCGCCAGCGCCGGCAGGACCGGGCGAGATTACGACCCCCGGCATGCCGAGGTTCTTCAGTATCGAGGCCGTAAATCGCGCGGCCTCTTCATCCGTGTAGACCTCGCGGAGGACGGCCGAGAGCGGCGAGCGACCCTTCCGCGTGTTGTCGAGATCGAGGCCGTGACGGAAGTGGACGATCTCTGAAGGCGGGACCGGGATTATCCGGCCATCGAGGCGGTATTCGTAGTGCGACAGGTAGGCGCTGCCGTCGGTCGGCCAGACCGGCTCCATCATCCAGTGCGGCACGAACCACAGCTGGACGACGCGACCCAGCGCCGATCGAACCTTGAACCAGTACGCATTGCCATCAAGCACCCACGAGGTGAGGGTCGCCATCCAGAGAAGCGCGCCGGAATAGTAGCCGCCGGGGTTCTCCGGGCTGGAGGTCGGATAGCGCAGGAGCTTGATCAGTGGATGTCGAGAAATCCGATTACGGACCCCGGCATCGTCGCCCTGCCAGAGCGCCGGTGGAGCTTCGGGAAAGGTGCGTGCGATCCAGAGCACGCACGCGCTGACGATCGAGTTGCCGCTGCCATC